GTTCCATAGTTTTGACCATTCTGTAATTGTGTTACAAAGTTTGCTATTGATGTATTGTTTGAGTTGTGTTGATTGGCAACAACTGGTTGCCCAACTTCAAACACAAACGGGATATTGATTGGTACAGCCATTGTTAAGTACTCCTAATCTTTCTTCTTTTATATTTGTAAGCTATTGAATTTAATCCCCATTTTCTACCTGGGAATTCATCTTGATATGTTGCTTCATCTGGACCTAAGAATTGCAATTGTATTGCATAACCTCTTCCAAGTGGTGAAACACCTTTTCTTTTAAGGGCTGCGCCCTCTGTAGTAAAACCATACGTTGCAGAATTGGGATCTAATGGCACAGGTGGTGGATCTGCTACATATACTTCACCAGGATTAGATACCGTAGAATATACTGTACCACTAGATGTAGGTGATAAGAACATACTTACAGTTCCACCAATTGGATTAGATTCATCATAGTTTTTATAACGATTTAATCTAACAATTGTATTACTACCTACATCTTTAAATACAAAGTAAGGACGAATAAAAGTTTTTAACTGTGCGTATGTTGCATCGCTAAACCAAGACGTAGTGTAATATGATGGAAATCTTCCATTAAAACCTTCGCCTGGTGCTATATCGTCAGTAATATTATTATAATCGTCTACATAATAAACATATGGAAAATCATCATCTTGACCTATCATTAAATAATATGGTGTGTCGTCAGCTGTTCTCCAATCGCAACCAGAAAGTAATGCAAAACCAGCTACACCTGCAGGTACTTCAGCTTCAAATGAAGGTGCAGTTTGGAACATTGTATAAGCACCATTTGGTCCAATAGTTGCATCAAATATTAAATTAACAGATGCATAAGCTGGTGGTGCTCCTTGAGTATTTGGACGGTATGGCAATGACACCCAAACTCTTTGACGCACAAATGAAAGCGTTATAGTACTAGTTGCAGTAGGATTAACTTCATTATTAATAATAATTGGTCTTATGCGTTCGAAGATATCTTGTACTCCATTGCGATTATAAAAGAATAATCCTTGCGGCCAGTCAAAGAAATACACTCCACCGTTGCCAGCAACAGCTTGTTGTGGTGTATCAATACCTACGTTGGTTGATACTTCTACAAGTTGGAATGAGTCAGCATCATATCCCATGAGAAGATAAACAGCTTTTTGTTTAAATATTAATAATTGTCCATCAACTATTTGAATACCACGTATACCATCTCCGCCTGCAATAATGTCTATGTAGTCATCTTGAAACCAGTTCTCTGGTGAACTTTCATGCGACCAACGAAGTCTATTAGGATATGCAGTTAGTGTAGGAGTTGCATCACTATTATATTCTTTTGTATTAGCTACGAATAATTTATTAGCGTGAGCAATTGTTAATTCTGCGCGAGGCATATAACCACCAGTTGGGAGTTGATATGGCTGCCATGTTGGACCAGATGCAGTTAGTAAAGTTGCGTAGGTGTCGCCTACTTTCCACTTGTACATGTTTGGTGCATCTTTACCTAATGCAATATAAAGGGTATCTTCCCACTGTGTAAATGATGCACCGTTTAAAGATTTAACATTCAATGGAGTTAATGATGCGCTATTTAAATAACTAAAGTTATCACCAGAAGAAAAATAAACTCTACCATCATGAGAACCAGTTACTTGATAACCAGTTGATAACATTATTTGTGGAGCTGATAAAAATTTATAATTATAACTTGTTTTAGGATTCCATGTTCCAGTATGTGCTATTGCATTAGGATTTTTTGTTTGAAAGCCGGCACGGGAAAACACACCACCACGTGGGTCAATCTCTACGTTAAGCATTCCTGGTGATTCATTAGTCTTTAATTGGAATTGGTCAGCACGAAAGTTAAGCCCACCGGTAAAGTTAAAAGCTTCTTGTACTACAATGTTAGCCATTATTTACCAGGCTGTTCCGTATGCGGGACCATTGCCTGCACCTGGGGATACCCTTATTCCTGGACCCAACCCATAACCATTTCCACTAAGTTGTAATCCACCAGAATAAACTATTGGTTGATTACTAGATGGCGCTGTTAAATAATCCTGATAGTTCTTTAAGTTTGTAACAAACTGTTCTCTATAAACTCTTGACATTTCAGCATCTTCTTGGAACTGATAGATACGCGACATTGTATAGGCAATTAAGCATGCTTGCAATTCGTTGTCTAAGTCTACATATGCAGTACTGTTTGGATTATTTTGGTTAGCATCAGACAGCCAATTTAAGTTTGGTTGGCGGAATCCTCTGATCTGCAATAAGTATGTTTGGTTTGGGCGCGGCCATAAGTACAATGAATTTGAATATAAAGAGAAATAAGCTGGAATATTAACTTGATTATTAGAACCTATCCAAATTCTTTCAGCTTGATGTTGACTAATATAAATTAACTCAAGACCAAAACCAGCATACTCCTCAGTTCCCTGTATAGCAATAACATTAGTTAATTCTTTAATACCAGGAATTGGTGTAAGCTCACCAGTACTAGGGTCTTCATATGTGTACCCTTCCATGCTATATGCTGCATCATAGTCTACGATAGTTACTGGTGCATATGAGTTTGTAACAGTAAATACTTGCTCATCACCAAATATTAATGGAGTTCCTTCAGTTACTGTAGTAGTATAGTTCGCTTCAAACCAAGGCCAACGAGTTTCAGAATCTACAATTGTTTGAAAACCTTCTTTAAGAAATTGTACTACTAGGTCTTGGCTAATGTCATCAGTGTTTTCATTCGGGCCAATCGATAGTTGAGAAAGATTTTCAAGCAGTGATATTAAATTAAAACAATTTAAACCACCCGTTGGATCTATTGCCATATTAAATTCCTATTCTTTAGACTTTGCTTCTTTTTCCATTCGCTTAAGATGACCAATACAGAAGTCTGTTCCTTTAGCTTTAGGTGCGCGGCATCTCTCTTCTTTAAGATTAAAACCAATACAAGTAGGCATTGCAGCAACATACTCAACACCAGATGGTGGAGCAAGTTCAGTATTAGATTGCACATAGCTAGGCATGATACTTGCTACTTCTTGCCCAGCCTTTGGAGAATTATACATCTCACATCCTGCTGGAACTTGACTTGTAAATACTGGTTGTCTTGTCATATGTTTAATCCTTCGTTCATATTTTGTTCTCTATATACTATATAAAATTTTTCATTAAAAGGAAATAGCTGGCACTAAGAGGGTTGCCCGAAGGATGACAACCTTTCAACTCTTAGCACCAGCTAAACCTATTTTAACTAGCCGAAGCTAATTAAGTTTATTACGCGTCAGCTGACAAGTAGCCCTGACGTGAACGGTTGGAGCAGGTAAGCTGACCGTAGGCCAATACGATGGCGTAACGAGCATCTTTCTGCGCAACTGTACCCTGCTGGAATGGAGTGCTGGTGAACCAGTGACCATTCATACCAGTAAGCTTGAGGTACTTCGTATTGAGGAAGTACATCGATGCGTTGGATGACTGGTTGCCCGGCATTGCCAAGTCGTAAACGACTGGGGTCTGCTTGAACATCAAGTTTTGGAATCCAGCATTTGCTTTTGCAACGTCCTGGTAACGTACGTTTGGTGTCAACAGAGACTCATACTTGCTGAACAATGGCTCAGTTGTTATGATGATATCTGGTGTGTCGTTACCCTTCGATGCATTGTTGTACACGTTTGCCATGTTAACAAGGCTCAAAGTTGCGTTTTGTATTCCTGCTGGAATGGTTGGGTTCCACCATGATTCAGTTGCTGCGTCAATGCCACCAATTTCAGTGTTTAATGAACCAGCGAAACCGCCGATACCATTAAACTCGAGTGGGTTGGTTGTACCGTCGTTCGAGCTAAGGAGCTGGTCGTTGACGAGCTTCTTGATCGACATTTCGGCTTGCATAATTTTAGCATTCAACAACTTGATGATTGCTTCTGTTCCACGGTTTTTGGCTTCTTCGATACCGCTAATTGCAATGGATGCAGCAATCTGCTTCCAGTTGTAAATAGCAGAGGTGATGCCTTCTTGCGGTGTTAGCAAGATGTTATCGTAGTCAGCGTACGATGCAGCAGTTGTGTTTTCCTCATAGAGTACTGGCTCAACTATCTGGGTTCCGCCTTCTTCCATAACAACTCTTCCACCTGAATTCATGTGGTTCAAGAGCACGAGGTCCTTGAATATGTTGTCAACCAGCGTTGGCTGATAGTTTTGTAATGTCGTAGAAAACAGTGCATTGTAATCTACGGACTGCACGTTTGGTGAAGTCATTTTATTTTCTCCTTATAATGTTAGTGTTTTGGTTAAAGCCCCAAGCCTTTTTTGGCTTGTTCAAAGGCTTCAAATACTGTTTTAGGTTGAGTAGTAGTAGCTGGACTTCCACCCTTAGAAGATGAGCCTGTGGAAACAATTGTTGCCGAACGCTTAGCTTGAACTCTAGCTTGTTCATCGGCCAGTTTTTTGCTGGACTCAGAAGCTTTAGAATAAACTTTATCAAAAGTAACCTGTTTAAAGACTGCTTCTAAATCAGTTGACCCTGTTGCTAAAGCTGTTGCTACAACTTCATCTGGATTAAAATCTTCACCATACTTGCTTTGTAATTTATCAATAGTTCTTTGCAATTCATCTAAAGCTTTTTGTGATTCAAAAGCTGCAATTCTTTGCTCTAAACTACGGAATTGCTTCTCAGCTGGATCCATCCATTCTTCCTCTTCAGGTTGAACATCTAGACCATATTGCTGTTGAAGCAACTGCAAGGTAGCAGCTGGGTCGTTTTGCAGGGCTTCCTGCAACGCACTAGCATACTGTACTTGCTTTTTTTGTTCACTAAGTTCCTGTGTCTTACGGGTATAATCCGCTTGACGTTGGTACCCAGCTAGAGCCTCCTGCAAAGGGACTGTGACTTCTTCTCCATTAACTTGGATTTTGACGACTTTGTCGGCAACATCTGTATAGTCAAAAAAGTCTGGCTCTTCTATTACGCCTGCTTCGCCTAATTCCTCGACTTGTCCATCTTCGATAATGGGGTCGATTACTTCAGTACTAGCACTAGCATCATTGTTTATATCACTCATTTGGAATCCTATCCTTCTAATTGGTTGTTCCTATATATATGTAAAGTTTTTTACATAAACCTTATTACTTGTATTACTGACCGGCTTGTCTTTGCTGTTCAGCTAATATTATTGCTTGAATTAAATCTGGTGGCATGCCTTCTAATCCAGCTGGTACCTCTGGCCCAGAAGGAAGTTCTCCTTGAGCTTGGGCTAAAATAGCTGCTAATTCAGGAGGTAATCCTTGAGTGCCACCTTCAGCTGGTAAACCCCCTGGTGCTCCACCCTGCAGTGCAGCTAATAATTCTGGAGGTAGACCTTCCATACCGGCCTGTGGAGGACCACCTTGACCGCCTAGTAAAGCAGCTAGCAACTCAGGTGGCAGACCAGCTAACTCAGGTGGTAATTGTTCCTGTGGTGGGGCAGCTTGACCACCTTGTAAAGCAGCCATTAATTCAGGAGGTAGACCCTGTCCACCTTGCTCTGATTGCATTGCTGCCATTTGGTCTGGAGCCATACCTGGTGGCAAACCCTGCCCTTCTAAAGCTGCTTGGTCTGGAGTCATACCTTCTGGTCCTTGTGGTGCTGGTGCTTCTTGTAAAAATGCTCCTGCATTCTTTACACCAAATCCAGTACTTAAAACATACTCAGCCAACTTATTCAAATTAACAAGTCCTGCTTGGGCAAATGGTTGCATTGCTGAAACTATCTGGAGTGCCATATCTCTACGGAAAGCTTCATTACGTGGAGCTGTAGATCCAGCCTCAACATTAAAGTCAAACTCACCAGCAATATAATCTTTATCAAAAGTTAACCATACAGGTGCATTTTCAGTACCTACTATTCTTACAGTTTGTTCACCAGTTAAATACTGTTGAGCAAGCATTATAAGATTAGAAGCACAAGCTGCTATACAATTTTCAATTTGAATAAGTTTTTCAGATACTCTAGCATTTCCAGCTTCAGCAATGATTGATGCTTCGCGGGCGGTACGAGTAGTTTCTGGAATAGATCCACGTTGATATTCAGATACACCTGATACACGGTCAATGTCTGCTTCAATTGAAGCGCTCATCTGATAGAACTCAGGTGGGTTAATGTAGGCCGGCATTGCAGCAACTACGTTACTTAAGTTCTCATTGCCTTTAACTGGCACCAATACGTTGTCATCGTCTGATGCCAAAGCCTGACGTCCAACATCATCGAATGCTGATTCACTAAATAGATACTTACGGGAGAAGCGTTTTCTATGGTTCATCATCTGTGTACGAGTTTCGTTTAATTCGTACTGCAGTGGTTCAATTGCTTCAAGTTCACCCATTGGATAAAAGAATCCAGGAATCTCATAGTTGCGCAACATAATGAATGGATGACCAAATACATATGGCATCTTTATTGGCTTGACTAAGAACTTGTCACCAGTGTCTGAGAATATGCACATCTCACCAGTATCAACATTGTAATACTCATAGATATTGCACATAGCTTCTTCTGTGTCATAGTTATAATCATAAGCATTGGTAGTTAGATAATCTATTGCTGCTGTATTAACAGCTGGTCCTACGCTTTGTCTTGCTGAATAATCATAACGTTCATCGTTCTTAACATCTTTTAATGTGCGGCGACTTTTTTGTGCAATCCAACGCAGGTCATTCATATCTGTTGCATAAGGATCTACATACATATTAAATGGGTCAACGCGCTCTAAAAATGGACGGTCTTCTCTAATTACAAATGTTGATTCAACATCACCTGTTGGTGGATTCTCCATACTTGCAGCTTCATCAGCAGTGTCTTGAATCTTATCAAGCTTTGCTTCTTCAACAAAACGATAACCAGTTTTAACCCAACCATGACCAATAATCAAATAGTCTTTTGCTGCTCTTTGAAACTCTGGTTGACAACCATAATGCTGCCACCAATAGTTAATAATTGATTCAGTTACTACAGCCTTGTCACCGTCTTCTGGTCTACGTGGATTAACATTAATCTTTGGACGACCAATAGCAATTGCAGGAGCTAGAGTATTAATAGTTGAGAATGCAACGTTAACAAGCAATCTGTCACCTACACCAGCACCACGATAATGCCTACCGCGATATAAGTTAATTAAACGTTGCCAAAGTTGAATATAATTTTGTTGTTCTAATACCTTTTGTGCTAAGTTAAGTTTCTGTCTATACTGACTTAACTTATCTGAGTTACTTTGACGTGCCATATTAACAATCCCACTTCTTTAATGCCAACGCTTTACGTGTTGGTCTTCCTTTAGAATCTTTCATTGGTCCTGGATTTCCTTCCATCCTTGCGCAAAATGATTTTCTTCTTGCTGCGGCCTTTGGTGACTTCGCTGCTTGCTTAGCGGATACTGG